AATGGACCTCGCTGGAGCACCAGTAAAGACCTAGATCCAGCAAAGGTTCTTGCATTATGAGTGGTATTTTATTTAAGGATGAATCAGGTAAAGCCAAGCAGTCTATTGCACCTAAGACTTGGACTTACGTAAAGTTCCAAGGCAAGAATAAGTTTGTAGTTCCCGAAAATGGTGCATGGGAATGGACTATAGTGCTACGTGTTGAGTACCCTAAGGGTGCTGGAGATGTACTGCGTGGTCGCTTATGCCGCTACCCAGGTACAGACAAGCTAGATGAGACTGGCCATGATGACAAGAACACATCTGGCTGGGCTGGTTCTACCTACCACTCTCACTGGACACATACCATTGACTGCAATCCTAAGATGCCTATTGGTTTCTGGGTATGGCATAACGGTACTGAGCCTATAGTGCTAGATGGTCGTCAAATTAAGGCCAAAAAAACTTCATAAACGGTGGGCTGTAATGCCCATTGCTGGCTCTCAGAGCCACGTAGAGCGACTTTAAGGGTCACTTGGTACTTCGGTATCAGGTGGCCCTTTTTCGTCGTTCCTGGGGGCATAACTAAGGGGTTTACGCACCATGGTCCTGTTGGGCGGTGTAACCGCCCTTACCTGTTTACTCGCTGGCGCTCGTATTATACTCACACCTTCAAGGAACTTGTCAAATCACGGCGTTACTCAGCCCGTTTGCATAGTGCACTCGTTGTGTGTACAGTGTGCGTATGGGAATATTAAAAGAGACCACGATAGGACATAGATCCTTTTCGTCATTTACATCCTGGGTCAAGTGCGGTAAGTCATGGCAACTTGAACGGGAGCTGAAGGTACCCACTGATACAGCATGGTACTTTGTCGGAGGGTCAGCCTTCCACCTAGCAGTAGAGCGTTACCTCAAGGGGGAACTACCTGATGCTGAACATTAAACTGCTATGGGAAAAAGCTTTCAATGAAAGCATTGGTGCCGAGCAAGAGAAGTACGGCACTAACCCAGTTGATTGGAAAGCATCGGGCAGAACAAGCAAGGCTTGGCCTAACAAAGAGAACGGTGACTGGTGGGCTGAGAAGGGTCCAGAGATGGTTGCTAACTTCATTGAGTTCTGGGAGCAGTCAGGCTGGCAGGTTTGGGTAACTCCTGAAGGTGTCAAGGCTATCGAACTACAGTTGAACATTGACTATGGTGACGTACGCATCAAGGCTTTCGTTGACCTAGTTGCCATTACTCCTGATGGTGAGCTGGTGGTCATTGACTTTAAGACTGGTGCCAACATGCCAACCAATGCAATGCAGCTAGCGCTGTACGCCTGCAGTATCGAGAAGCAGTTTGGCATACGCCCAAGTCAGGGCTATTATTACGATGCACGCAATGTCATGCTGTTACCAGCCGAAGGCTTTAACAACTGGACATACCCACTGTTTACTGAATTGTTTAGGCAGTTCGAGTTTGCAGTACAGAATCAGATCTTCTTACCAAACTTGAGCATGATGTGTAGCTACTGCTCAGTGAAAGACTTTTGCTACGCCTACGGCGGGGACTTCAAGGATGCCGTAGATCCATTAGCACTAATAGCACAACAGAAGGAAACAAATGTTTAACAGCCGAAAGAAAATCCAGATCCTGCAAGATGAGCTTTACATCACAAGACTAGAGAACGCATCACTTCGTTCACGCCTGGCCAAGGTAACAGTTAAAAAAGAACCAGCAAAGAAAACAACTACAAAGAAAGTAGCTAAGTAATGAGCGCACCAGAGAGCACCAAGTTTCAAGCCAACTTCAAGACTGCATCGGGTGCATTGTACAACGTGTACGCCAGCAGTACAGAAGAGTTCATCAGCGCACTCAATGACATGGGTGATCTTGTTGGTGTAATCACTTCCGTTGAGCAAGCCCTGGCTTCAGGCCACACGGTTGCCCAGCACATCCCACTAGCACCTGCATCACAGCAACCAGCACCAGTGCAACAGCCAGCACCAGTACAGCAACCAGCACCTGACACTTCATCAGCTGCACCATCTACACCTATGTGTCGTCACGGTGCAATGGAGTGGAAGACTGGTAGCAAGAATGGCAAGGACTGGAAAGCTTGGATGTGCTCTGCACAAAAGGGTGCCGCAGATAAGTGCGATCCACAGTGGGTCCGATAGCCCATGACGGTACGCAAGGGAACTAAGGTACACCCTGCGTCGTTTGAAATAGTGCTCAAGTTGAAAGATCGCTGGGGTTTTACTTATGAAGACCTCAGTGATCTACTTGACGTTACTCCATCACGGGTACAGCAGATAGTATTACACCAACGCAGGAGAGGATTAGACGATGTTGACTCTCGCTCAAGCAGCGAACAAGCAAAAGAGTGGAGCGCAACTACTTCCTGATCTGTTTCCTGCATTGGCTAATGATGGTGTCAGGTTCCGTAGGGGACAGGTAACTATGATTGCTGGCCAACCTAATAGTGGTAAGTCATTGCTTGCTTTGTTCTATGCGGTTAAGTCAGATGTACCAACACTGTACGTCAGTGCTGATACAGATGCCTACACCACAGCGATCAGAGCTGCCGCAGTTATTACAGGTAACCAGGTATCCAGTGTTGAAGAATCATTTAACAGTGGTAACGGGTATGAGTTCTATCAAGATGAACTGGAAACATTAAAGAACTTACAGTTCAGCTTTGATCCATCACCTACCTTGGACGACATTGACCTGTCTATCCAGGCGTACGGCGAGGCGTTCGGGGAATACCCACACCTGATTATCATTGACAACTTGATGAACGTAGCCGCACTACACGACAACGAGTGGACTGGTATGCGTGACATAGCCAAGGCTATGCACCACGTGGCCAGACAAACAGAAGCAGCAGTGTTCTTGTTGCACCATACATCCGAGGGTGAAGGTAGACCAGAGCTACCACCATCACGCAAGTCTATTCAAGGTAAGATCAGTCAGTTACCTGAGATGATCCTTACTGTAGCAATGGACCATGACACTAATGAATACCGCATAGCATGTGTGAAGAATCGCTTTGCTAAGAACAGTGCAAGCGGTGCTAACTTTACGGTGCTGTACGCTGACGCATCACGCATGACGTTATACAACGACCGTCAAGGTGGGGCTGGCGCAGAATACTGGAGAGGGTTATCGTGAGTTACAAGAAGTACATCACAAAGATCTGCCCTAACTGTGGTAATCAAGGCAGTCTAACTATCTGGGAAGATGACATGAATAGGTACCTTAACGGGGCCAATGTTCAAGATGCTTTCCCTGATTTACTACCGCCAATGCGTGAACAAATTATGAGTGGCATCCATCCCCAGTGTTGGAGCAAAATATTTAAGGATGATGATGACCAGGAGTAAGCAAGCAGCAGCTAAGGCACGTGGATCACAGTTCGAGACAGGTGTACTTAAGTGGTTACGCGGTAAAGGTGTGACTGCTGAACGGCTACGCCTGGCAGGTAAGGCTGACGAGGGTGACATTGTTTGCTTTGTATCAGGCCAACCCTATGTGTTGGAACTCAAGGCAACAGCGAAGCTGGACTTGCCTGGGTTCTGGCGTGAAGCGGTGGTTGAAGCAGAGAACTACGCTAAGGCACGGGGTATCACACCCACACCACCAGCGTATGTCATTGTCAAGCGACGCAATGCAAGCATAGATCAAGCATGGGTAGTACAAACCCTTGAGCAATGGATAGGTAACGATGGACACTGAGCAATGGAATGAACGAGCTGACTGGGTACAGTACGGTATTCAAAAGAAGTGGGTAACAGATAGTATCTGCGCTACTCACGATGGTACTTACGAGTACGCAAGTGATGAAGAACGCGCTGAGTGGGACGAGGGCGGAGACCCATGCGACCTGGTACTCAAGCTACTATGACCGACAAGCCTGACCTTGCCACGGTACTTGAGCACTACGGTGCACAGATACCTAACAAGTATGGCTACATCTCAATGCGGTGTGTACTGCATGAGGACACGCACTCAAGTGCAACAGTTAACATAGACAAGCAGAGATACCATTGCTTTGTCTGCCAGTTTGATGGAGATGTTTATGAT